TTGCTACACAATGAAAAACAATTTATGAGTGCTATCAATAAAGCAAGTGAAAGAATAGATGAACTTGAATTAAGAATTATTAAATTAGAAATGACACTAACAGATTTAGAGGAGGAACCAAATGAAACGAGGTCCAAAACCAAAACCCCTAAAAGATAGATTTGACGCCAGTTACAAAAAAATGCCTAATGGATGTTGGGAATGGCAAAAAGGATTGCATAGAGATTATGGACAATTTTGGATTACACCAAAAGAAAGAATTGGTGCACATAGAATGTCTTACAAATTATATGTAGATGAAAATATGCCAGATTGGAGTATTGATGCACAAATTAATCACAAATGTCACAATCCTATTTGTGTAAATCCAAACCATTTATATTTAGGAACACAAACAGAAAATATGAAAGACAGATTTGAAAGGAGAACTTATGAAATTACCAAATCGTAACGACCGTTATCTATTGCCAACAACAAGTCTTGTAGGTGCAATATTATTGATTGCACATTTAACAGGATATATTACAGGATGGGGTTGGCCTATACTGTATATTTGTTTGTTGTTTATGGGCCATTCAACTGAATACAGAGATATGTTTTTACCTTGGCGAAAATGACATACCAAAAAATAACAAAAATGAAACTTATAGGCAACGGTCCAAGCAGGGATTTGTATAGACACGTTGGCATACAATATCATGATGGTGCAGTGTGTATGTGCAATTATCCCGACTTGCCTAATCCACCCTTTTGGCGAGATTATATTTCAATCGTTGATAGGAGATGCATGGACTATCTAAACCAACATAAGATACCAACAGAAAAAATAGAATTACTTGGAACTATATGGACCACGCCACAATTAAAACAACTTGCAGACAGTTGGGGTTGGAACATACCTGTTTTAGCAGTGTATGATAAAGTTCTTATGAACAGTGCCGCCACAGCGGCCTATTTTGCCACAACAAAATATGAAACCATAGAAATTTGGGGTTGCGATGCATTATGGAGCAACGTAACTGACTCAAAAGTAGACAAATATATCGAAAGACATCAAAGACCAAACAATCTTCACAATAGATGGAGACAAAATTGGGAAACAGTATGGAAAACAGGTAAAGAATTTGTTATTTGTTGCCCTCAAGGTGTAGAAAAGGTGGATTATGGCGAAAATGTTAAGTGGCGAGAAGTTACAAGATAAAATTTACGAATATCTTGTGAAAGTTATAGCACGACCAAGGAAGAAAATTGGTGGTTTTGCTATCTGTCCATTCCTTAAACGCTATTTGAAAGACATACAAATCATTATAACTGAAGATTATGATAAAACACTGGACACAACCTGTCAATTGTTAGGTCCTTTGGGCATAGAAGCGGCAGTTATTAGTGGTTATGATATAGATTATGATAATCTTGAAAAACTTGTAAACCGCAAAAGCAGAAAATATAAAAAATTAGACATAGAACTACTGTTTATGCACCCTGAAACAGTAGAACCACCTTTGCCTTTGAACTACACCTTCAAACACGCACCTTTAATCATAGTGCAAAAGCGAAGCACACTGCAAAATGCTCGAAAAACCCTTAAAAACAAAACCAATTACTACAAATATCATAAATAAAGATATACGCAAACAAAACCATAGGAGAGTTTCATGGCGATTACCTTAAGACAGGAAAGTGCAACTGGGGCAACCACAAAGGGTAGTGCCTTAACTTTCGCAGAATTAGACAACAACTTTATTGATGTCTTACAAAACAAAATTCAAGCATTACAAATCGACGCTGACACAGGTTCAGTAAAAGTAGGTGAAGCACAATCAAATGGTGTGCTTACAGTTATTGGTGGAACCAATGTAACAACTTCTGTTACAGAAGATTCAGCAGGTAATGCCAACATTACTATTGACGCAACAGACTCAGTAGGTATTTCAAATGTAGTTGAAGACGCAACTCCACAACTTGGTGGCAACTTGGATGTTCAAAGTTCAAGCATTACCACAAGCACTGTGAATGGTAGCATTACACTAACACCAAATGGCACAGGCGATGTTGTGTTAGGCACAATGACACTTGATGGAGATCAAACAATTGGTGCTGGACAAGACAACTATGTTTTAACCTATGACAACGCAACTGGCAAGATCAGTTTAGAAGCGGCCGCGGCAGGTGGTATTTCAAATGTTGTAGAAGATACAACTCCACAACTTGGTGGCGAACTTGATGGACAAGACAATGTTATTTCAGCAGTCGAATTAAAAGACTACAAAGAAACAATTTATGATTTAGGCACAACTGATACTCCAACACTAACTGTATCAAACGGCAATGTGCAAACACTAACAATTACTTCAGGACTTACACTGTCTGAATTTGCAGATGCAGAACCAGGACATACAATTACACTTCTTGTAAGTGGCACTGGGTCAGTAACAGGTTCAACTTCATCAGCAGGCAATGAATATTTGTTCGCAGGTGGCAATAAAACGCTGACAAATGACAGTGTTGTTTCTATCATTTTTGATGGTGGAAACTATTTGGCATCAATAGCAACAGACTTCCAAGCATAAGGAGAACAATATGCCTTTAGGCGCGGCAAGAATAACATTTTTAGCAAAGAGTCAAGTAATTGCGGTTGGACAAAGAACCGCTGTAACTATAACTGCCAGTGGCAACGCACAAATAGACACAGCACAATCAAAATTTAGTGGTGCAAGTGTTTCTGCGGGTGCCTCTACTGACAACTTAGATGCTGGAAGTATTGTGTTACCAGGACAAGCAGATTATACGGTAGAATTTTGGTTTAGATTGCCAAACCTAACTGAACGGCGTGGATTTTTTGGGCAATATTCATCAGGAGCAAGTGGAAGAACCAATTGCGAATTCGTTACTGACGCAGGAGGGTATGTAAGTTTCTTTCAACCACCCAGCAGTAGTTTCAGTGAAAGTTACAGAATTAAAAGCAATAGCACCATTAGTGCAAATACTTGGCATCATTGTGCGATAACAAGAGATTATGGCGGCACTGGACACATTATGTATATTGATGGTGTGGCACAAACTGATACGATTGCGGATCATTCAGGAACAACACAGCAGGTAGTATTAAAAATATTGGGACCACAATTGGGAACAGTTTCTACTGATTATTATATGGATGAATTTCGTGTTTCAGATATTGTTAGATACACTTCAGGTTTCACACCATCAACAGAACCTTTTGTGAATGATGCAAACACATTGTTGTTACTTCACACAGATGGAACAGATGGTTCAACTGTATTCTTAGATGACAATGGCACAGGCAGAAGTGCTGTTGGTATCATTGCAGACGACAATGCACAAATAGACAACGCACAAAGTAAATTTGGTGGAACAAGTGCAGTATTTCCTTCACCCGCTGGTTGGTTACAAACTGGAGCAGTTAATGCCTTTGCAGTAAGTGGCGACTGGACCAAAGAATTTTGGATATACTACAACAAGAGTGATGCTGATCAATACATACACCACAACAGAGGTGGTTACTCATCAGGTAGTTTTAACATCTATACACCAAGTGTAGGAAATGTCAGAGCGGCCTTTAATGACGGAGGCACAACCAGAACTATCAACACAACATTCTCAACAGGACAATGGTATCACTATGCACTTGTAAACAACAGTGGCACAATTACTTGGTATGTGGATGGATCAAGTGTAGGCACAGCAAGTTGGAGTTCTACAATCAACGATCCAGACAAAACTCTTAGATGGGGCGGATTTAGTGCAGGTGGCACAAGTGACAAATTTGAAGGTTGGATTGATGAATATCGTTTCAGTGACACAGCAAGATATACAACGTCATTCACACCAGACGCAACAGCATTTGAAAATGATGCAAACACATTGTTATTAGCACACATGGATGGCACTGATGGTGATACAGACTTTTTTGATGACAATGGACAAACAACACCATAAGGAGATAGACAATGCCAAACTTTCCAAGTTTAACACCAGCATCAACTAACAATGTAGACCAAGGCACTGACCTAATCTCAAATGCTCGTGCTGATATAAAAAATAATTTTGACAATGTAAATTCTATCATATCAACACTTGATGGTAAAACTATTGTTGTAACAGATGAAAGTCAAGCATTCTCAAAACAGCAGTATCTTTCATTGCAAACACTGTCTAACACAGATGACAGTGCAGGTGGTATTGCATGGGATTTGTCCGACAATCAAGTGGCACAACTTACATTAGGCAGTGCTTCAACACTTGCTAATCCTACAAATCAACAGGCAGGTGCAACTTATGTTCTTATTGTAAAACAACCAGGTGGCGCAAATTACACATTGGCATTTGACACTGCTTATCAATTTGCAGGAGGCACAGCACCTACCATTACAGCAACCAATGGCGCAGTAGATATTCTTACTTTTATCAGTGATGGCACCAATATGTATGGTGGATTCTTACAGGACTTTTCATAATGCCTTTTGTTAATCCAATGCTGTTTGGAACCAGTGGGGCACAAGGCGCAATCGTAGAATTTGGTTTTATTTCAGAATCAGGCACACCACTTGGTAGAATATTTCTCAGTCCTGAAAATGAATTTGCTATTGGTAGCATTGTAAGTGATCCAGAAGGTTTGTTTACTGTTACAACTGACACATATGGTAAAGATCTAATTGAATATAATTTCTTTGGCGATTATAAATTTACACTTATTCAAAATTACAGTTCTGTTAGTAACTTGGGTGTTATCTTTTTGTCAGATGGCAATACCGCAACAGGTTTAGAACAGGATATATTTCAATTATACAATGGTTCATTGTTATCACCTGCACCTGCAACAATTACAGTAGACAATGACGCAGGCATAGATCATTTTAGACCAAGTTACACTATCAGTGGCACAGGCACCAAACAAGCAACAGGCACACTACGAATAAAAGTTGAGTATTTAGGTTAAACCAAATACTATAAATACACTTGTTATAACAAACACAAAAACCTTATAAGGAGAACAAAATGTCACAAGCGAGTAACTATACGGAAGATCGCACATTAGACTTTTGGTTAAAGGCGAATTCACAGTCAACTACTGCGCCAACAACAGTCTATATCGGTCTTGCAACATCAGATCCATCAACAGGATCAACAGACGAGAATTTAGAAGCAGGAACACTTACAGATGAAGTTTCTACAGTAGGAACTGCATATGCAAGACAGGCGGCAACATTTGGAACTATTTCAAATGGTTCAGTATCAACTTCTGCAGATATTACCTTTCCAACAGCAACAGCATCGTTTGGAGAGGTCACTCATATTTTTATCTCAGATAGTGCAACAGCAGGTGCGGGAGAATGCATCTTCTATGGACAACTTTCGGCAAGTAAAACTATTGACGTCGGCGACAGTCTACAATTTACAAGTGGGAATATTACCGTAACACTTGCTTAGTCGTTACTGTAGGGGAGAACCCAAGTGGCGGATTATGTAAGTGGTATATTTGTTGAGGCGGATTATGTTTCTGCAGATTATGTAGGAACAGACGCTGACCTTTATGTAGAAGCAGGATATGTGTCAGGCACAGTTGATGGCGGCACAGTATCTATCAATGCCTCTGCAACTACAACAGCAGACAGTCGTATTGCTGTATTTGCCGATGCAAGTATATCAAGTCAAACAACACTTTCAGCAACACCAACACAAATTGTAGAAGCAACAGCATCTATAAGTGCCAATGTTGGTGGCACACAATGGTATAATGCACAGACTTGGGACAATCCAAGACAACCTCGTTGGGAAGGTGTTACTGCAACAGCACTTAAATTCAAAGGTGGCATTGCAGATATATCCGCACAATTTTCTGTAACAGCAATATCAAGTCCTGTATTTGCAGGCAGTTCAATTGTAGCAACACTTGGCACAGTTACAGCAGACGGCAGTAGAATAAGAACTGCTGATGCAAGTATTTCAAGTGCAGTCACAGTTTCAGCAACTTCTGTAAGAGAGCGTGATGGTGTTGTTATACAAGGCAGTGTAGCAACAGTATCAGCAGACGCAATTAGATTGCGTGATGCAAGTTCAACTATTGCAAGTGCATTTACATTTGATGCCGCTACAAATAGAATAAGAGCGTCAAGTTCAATTGTAGCAAGTTTAGGAACTGTAACAGCAAACAGTCAGGTTGCATTCTTTGAAACTGTTACAATGAGCAGTGCATTTACTGTTACAGCACAAGCAGTAATTGATGGTGACGCAAGTGTAAGCAGTGCATTTACTGTAACAGCAGATGGCGATAGAATTGCAGGTGGTGTTGCAGACATCAACAGTGAATTCTCAGTATCAGCACTTGGTGGTGCGGCATTTATTGGTGAAGTAAACATCACAGCATTTGCAACAACACTAAGCGTTGGTAAGAAATATATTATTGATCCTTATAGGGTATTTGCAGTTGGCAGTGAACTAAGAACACTTGTAATTGACGCAGAAGACCGGAAAAAATCCGTTATTAGTGAAAATCGTGTAAATACATTAGAACAAGAATCGAGATCCCTACAAATTAAGAGTGAATCTCGACAATTAAAAATACAACATCTAACACTGGTTGAAAACGCAACTGGACCGTTGGATACGAGAGAAGGATAAGATGGCCACACTAACAGGATTCAAAGAAGACAGAGTAGGAACCTACATTGAAAAGGATCCTTATGCGGTTTTAGATTACAGTTTGGATTTTACAAATTGGATGCCAAGTGGTGATACTATTTCTGCACTTACTGTTACAGCAGAAACTATTGCAGGCGATTCAGCACCACTAACTGTAGATTCAAATACAAATACAAGTTTTATAGCAACAGCAACAATTTCAGGCGGCACAGCAGGCAACATTTATAACTTAGAATATAAAATTGACACAACTAACGGACTAAAAGATTCAAGAAATTTTAGAATCAAGGTTGTAGAGAGACAGGTATAATGAGCGAAGAAAATAAAAATACAACAGGTGCCAAACACAAAACCGTTGATAGAGATATGGTTTATAAACTTGCCTGTATTCAATGCACAGATGAAGAAATTGCAGAAGTATGTGGCATTGGTGTTGGCCTATTAAGAAAAAGATTTAGTAAACTGCTTGATCAAGGCAAACAAGCAGGTAAAAAATCATTGCGTCGTGCAATGTGGGAAAAAGCAATGAACGGTGATACAAGAGTTCAAATTTTCTTATCTAAACAATACTTGGGCATGAAAGATGCACCAGAAGACAACACTAACAAAATGCCGTTGCCATGGGAAGACTAATATGCCAAAAATAAATTTTGAATCACTACAAGACAACAACAATTTTCCATTTGGCGTAGGCCTTGCCAGAGGCGCATTTCCTAACCTTTCAGGAATACAAAAGTTTGGTTATAACGCAAGTGTAGGAAGTGCGGCATTTGAAACCATATGGGAAAATGGTGGTATCTATACCTATGTAGATTCAGCAGGCACAGTAGCACTAACATCAGATGATACTGCTAATGACAATGGTGCTGTTGTTGAAGTTCAAGGATTAGATGGTTCATACAATTTACTAACAGAGAATGTCACAGTTGGTGGTGCGGCCAGCAGTGGTGAATTTATAAGAATTTTTAGAATGAGACTTGTTACTATGCCAGAAGGCGATAGTGCAGGTGATGCCCTGCCAGTAAATCAAGGCAATCTCAGTGCTACTGTGAATGGCACAGTTATTGCGAGAATTTTAGAAGAAGTTGGACAAACGCTAATGGCGGTGTATACTGTTCCAGCGGGTAAAAGAGCATACCTGTTAAGTTTTGATGTAGGCAATAGCAAAGACGCAGAACTTGAAGCAAAAGTTATGGTGAAAAGATTTAATAATGGCGTGTTTAACACCAAAGCATATTCTACACTTAGAGGAACACCATTTAGAAAAGAATACAAGATAACAGAAATCATAGACGAAAAAAATGACATTGAAATAAGAGCAAAGTCAAGTAATATAGCAAGTGTAAGTGCAGGATTTGAATTGTTATTGGAGGACAAATAGTGCCATTAAGTAAACCACAACAAGTAATTTGCAACGACGAAAATCGCTTCAGAGTGGCCGTGACCGGCCGCAGATTTGGCAAAACTCATGTGGCAATGCGAGAACTGGCAAGATTTGCTTCAGAACCAGATCAAGAAGTTTGGTATGTGTCTCCATCCTACCGTATGTCAAAGGGGATAGTGTGGGACGCACTAAAAAACAAATTAAAAGAACTGCGTTGGATTGAACAAAGCAACGAAGCAGAATTAAAATTAAGATTAAAAAACGGATCAGTTATACACCTTAAAGGTGCAGACAATCCTGACTCACTTAGAGGACGCGGATTGAATTTTATTATTTTAGATGAGTTTCAAGATATTGATAAACGCACTTGGACAGAAGTTTTAAGACCAACACTGTCAGACAAAGGTGGTCATGCACTGTTCACAGGCACACCAAGAGGCGTAGGATCATTCAGTCATGAAATGTTTACTATGGCACAGAGCACAGACAATTGGGGTGCTCATACATACACAACACTGGATGGCGGCAATGTGCCTGAAACAGAAATTGAAGAAGCAAAGCGAGACATGGATCAAAAAACATTTGAACAAGAATATCTCGCAACATTCAACACTTATTCAGGTGTAGTATACTATAATTTTGATAGAAATATAACAGTGCAACCTTGCAAAGGCAGGGATATAACAGAAATACATTGTGGTATTGACTTTAACGTCGATCCTATGTCAGTGTGTGTTTCTGTTATAGAAAATAATGTTATATACTTCGTAGATGAGATTGTTATGAACGGATCAAACACTGACGAAGTATGCGATGAACTTAAACGCAGATATCCTAATTCAAGAATTGTTATGTATCCAGATCCAGCAGGCAGACAAAGAAAAACAAGTGCAGGCGGACGCACTGACATATCAATACTACAAAACGCAGGTTTTCGTGTGAATGTGCGTAACAGTCACACACCCATCAGGGACAGAGTAAATGCTTTGAATTCTAAGTTAAAGAATGCACAGGGCATTTCTACACTGTTTGTAGATCCTAAATGCAAAAATGTTATAAACAGTTTAGAGCGTTTGGTTTACAAACCAGGAACTTCCATCATTGAGAAAGATGGAAAGCATGACCATATGGCAGATGCCGTTGGGTATTTGGTAGATTTCTTATATCCACTAAGAACTGAGTATGACAATGCACAACCAGAAAGATGGGCATTCTCAGGTAACAATAATGCAAGGAGTTGGAACTAATGCCCGTAATTAGAGACAGAGTAATAAAAGGTGATAGCAAAATTGCTATTGACTATATCACAGAGGCGCATGACGCTTACAAATATTATATTAATAGATGGACATTTTTAAGTGATTCCTACCAAGGTGGTTACGACTACTTTATGGGCAAATACTTAGAACCATATTATTATGAGTCAAGAGATGATTATGAAAAACGTCTAAGACAAGTAGGATTAGATAATCATGTTAAATCAATTGTTGACTTATACAACAGTTTTTTATTTAGAAAAGAAATTAAAAGAGATTATGGATCAATCGAAACAGATCCAGGTTTAAAACCATTTTTAAAAGATGCTGATCTTGATGGAAGAAGTTTCCTTGCATTCCTAAGAGATGTATCTACATATGCAATGGTATATGGTGCGGCATGGGTAGTAGTAGACAAACCAATTACAACTGCTAATACAAGAGCAGATGAACTTAATCAAGGTATTCGTCCTTATGTTTCTCTGTTTACACCAGACAATGTTTTAGATTGGGGTTATGAAAGACAATCAAATGGTTTATATGAATTAACATATCTAAAAGTAAAAGAAGAAATTCTTGAAAACAAACAATATGTAAGAGAATATACCAAAGACGAAATTAATGTATATCTAATTGACGGCAAAGATAATACCGGCGATTTATTTGAAACTATGCCTAACACATTAGGAAAAATTCCTGCTGTATGTGTATATGCACAAAGATCAAATGTAAGAGGTGTTGGTGTTAGTGCTGTTGGTGACATTGCAGACATTCAAAAAGAATGTTATGAAATGGGTTCAGAGATTGAACAAATTATTAGATTAACAAATCATCCAAGTTTGGTTAAAACAACTGGCACACAAGCAACTGCTGGTGCAGGTTCAATTATTCAAATGGAAGATGGATTAGATCCAGGACTAAAACCTTACTTACTACAACCAGACGGTGCAAGTATTGAAGCAGTTCTACAAGCAATTGAAAAGAAAGTTGAATCAATTGACAGAAGTGCATCATTGGCAGGTATTAGAAGCATTGAAAGTCGTAGACTATCAGGCGTTGCTCTTACAAGTGAATTCCAAACACTAAACTCTAAATTAAGTTCATTTGCAATGAATCTTGAACACGCAGAAGAACAAATTTGGAGATTATGGGCAATGTATCAAGGCAAAGTATGGGACGGTGAAGTTGAATATCCAAGAAGTTTCTCAATCCAAGACAAAGCAAATGATATTGCTATGTTAAAAATGGCCAAAGAAGCAAATATCACTGATCCAAGAATTACAAGAGAAATTGACAAACGTATCTATGAAACTATCACAGAAGAATATATGGAAGACATGGAAGAAGAAGAAATGGAGCATCCTACACTTGATGCAGTTTCAAAAGGTCCACATATTAGAGAAATGATTATGGAAGGTTACACAGATGCACAGATTTTGCAATTACACCCTGAAATAACAACTCAAGATATACAAAACGAAAAACAAGCATTATTACAAGAAGGTGAATAATGGGAAAACTATTTCCTGATCGTGACTGGACAGAAGACTTTCCAACCGAACAGTATATGCGTGAAGTTATGCGACTGTATTTTGAAAATGTTAATGATCTAAATACAAATAAGAATATGGCGGCAGGTGTGAGGGCAAGAAAATATCTGCTTGAATTATTCCATCTATGCAGAAAGCGTAGAAAAGAAATACTTGAACAAAAACGTGAATACAAATATCGTATTCATCCAAGTTGGGAAGGTATTAATGAATCACAGGAGCGTGAGGATTATGCCGGTAACAACGAGTAGTTCAGTAGGGTCAACTGTAGGTGAACGTCCAAAAAAACGTTCATTTACATTGAAAACAGGAGGATCAATCATGGCAATGCGTGGTGGTAAAAAGAAAAAGAAAAAAACACGCGGCGGATCACGCCGTAAATAACAGTTTTGTGCTTGGAAGGCATAAATATACACATACTACCAAATGAGGGTAGGGGTAGAACTCAAACCAATTTAAAAGAGGAAAGAAAATATGAACGCGGAAAACACAGCGGTAAACGAAACTGAGCAAACTGTTGCTCAACCAGAAGGTGAAAAACAGGTAGCAGACACAGTCGCTAAAGAACAAGAAAACTTACTGTCACAAGACGAAGTAAATCGAATTGTAGCAGAAAGGGTTGCAAGAGAAAAGGCAAAGTTTGAAAAGAAATATTCAAATGTTGACTTAGATCTTTACAACGATATGGTAGCAAAGCAAGAACAAGCACGCCAACAAGAACTTGAAAAGCGTGGCGAGTTTGAAAAACTTTTAAAAGAACAAGCAGAAAAGTTCAATTCAAAGATTCAAACTTACGAAAGTGAATTGCATACTATCAAAATTGACGGTGCATTGTTGAATGAAGCAAGTGCCAATAAAGCAGTTAATCCACAACAAGTGGTGCAACTACTTAAAGGCCAAGTAAGACTTAATGAAGCAGGCGCAGTTGATGTTGTAGATCAAAACGGCAATGTAAGATATGATGACAAGGGTGATCCTATCAAAGTATCTACGCTGGTAAATGAGTTCTTAACTGCGAACCCACACTTTGTAAGTGCAGGACCAAATGGTTCAGGCACAGGACAAGGAGTTGGCAAACAGGCGAATGTGGTAGAAACAGACGTAACAAAACTTAATATGAACAATCCTGAGCATCGTGCTCGATACAAAGAGATTATGAGAGCAAAGGGTGTTCGTTTATAATTGCTATCTAAATAAGGAGATATTAACATGGCAAATGAATCAACAAGCACAAGTCTAAACGACTTATATGCAAATATCGTCCAAGCGGCATTATTCACACTTTCTGAGCAAACTGTGATTCGTCCACTTGTTCGTAATTACAACATGGTGGGAACACCAGGACTTGTAGCACAAGTTCCAAAATACGCGGCAATCGCGGCAGACGGTTTAACTGAAGGCACTGACCTTGCTAACACTGAGTTCACTACTGATCCTGCAACAATCACTGCAACAGAGGCAGGTGTATTAGTTACACTTACTGACCTTGCTCGTGAAGGTGCGGCAGAAGATGTAGCGGCGGCAGTTGGTCGTCAAATTGGTGATGGTCTTGCTAAGAAAGTTGACACTGACTTAGCGGCATTGTTTACAGGGTTTACAAGCACTGTAGGTTCAGGCGCAAGAGAATTAACTGTAGAAGATTTCTTTAAAGCGGCGGCAATCTTAAGAAACAATCAAGCACCAGGCAACTATGTGTCTGTAATCCATCCATACCAAGCATTTCAAATCAAGAAACAATTAACTAACGCTGGAACAACTATGTCTCACAACTTGTCAGATGTAGGTAACACAGCATTAAGAGATGGTTTCGTTGGTCGTCTTGCTGGTATCGACATTTTTGAATCAACTGTTGTAACTGGCGACTCTGCTGGTGCATTTGTTGGTGCTGTAATGTCAAGCGATGCACTTGCATACATGGTTAAACGCGAAATGAGAATTGAAGAGCAAAGAGACGCTTCATTAAGAGCAACAGAAATTGTTGGAACTATGGCGTATGGCGTATCTGAGTTATTTGATGCTTATGGCGTTCAATTAATTGGTGACGCTCAGTTATAATAACTGACAGTCATTGACTATCTGACAGGAAGGGCGGTAGAAATATCGCCCTTTCTTCTTGAATTGTGCACCATTTAGCACTGATCACATAAATAACTTTGTAAACAATTTAGTGGTATGAGAAGGACTCATAGCATATTATTAAGGACAGTATCCTATGGCGATTACAACAGCAACAATCTCAGACATCCAAGATTACGAACCAGATATTCTTGATTTTGGTATCCCTGATTTCGATGAAGAATTAACCAAAGCACAAAATGACGTATTCCGCGACCTACG